ATTAAAGCATATCCTCTTATACCAGCATTCGCAATTACGATACATAAATTACAAGGCCAAACGATAGATTCACCATTATTTATTGATTATAATGATATCCCTTATAAAGAAACTAAATATCATTTGCTTTATACAGCAATTTCACGATGTAAGAAACCAGAGGATGTATATATTATATCAGACAGACCAATAACAGCAGAGCATTTCCCAGTTGATCCAATCATGTATCGATGGTATGTTGACCATAAGTAAATTTGATTAATTAATCAAATTTATTATTAATCACAATATAACTAAATAATGGAATACGAAAAACAATTGAGAGAAAGTGGTGAATATACAGAAATTGATATTCAAGAAAGATTAAAAGGAAAAGAATTAAATATTAAAAACGATCATATAAATACACTATTTGAAGATAGAATATATTGCAATGAAGTAATTAATGATCCTAATAAAACACCACAAGAAAAAAGAATCTGTAAAGGTTTTATACATTCTTTAAACTCATCTGCCTCAAATGATTTCTTTGAAGGACAACTATCACAGGTATTCGGTATAACAAATATTGACACAAAACATGGATGGGATGGTAATGACCATGAAAAAAATGAACCATATGAATATAAACCTACAAAGATTACTAACAATAATTATTTCGGGGCGAACGTAAAGATTAATGATGAAAGTGAAAAGAAAATAAACAATATATCCCCCCATAAAGTGAATTATAATAATTCCGAAGCTTGGTTTATTATTTCTCCTATTAATAAAGGTACATCCGAGTTTATTTGTATTTATAAATTTAAAGAATCTATCCTTTATGAAAGTCGGTTAGAAAATCTTGAAAAACAACAAGGGAAACCAAGAATAGTATATGGAACTAATATCAAAAAATGTATAGAATTATCACATAAACATAATGAAATGTTTTACAAATGGCATAACCCGAAGTTCTTCTAATTTATTCCTTAGCAAACACATATGTAACATCCCCATCTGTACTCTTGTTCTTATTAGTATTTTTCTTAATTGCAAACTGTTTATCTAATTTCCATCCATTTTCAACATGGATTCTAATAACATCATCTAATAGATTATATTTTTTATCTGTTTTAATATTCTTTACCGACCAACAACTGTATTTTGTAACATGACTACATACATATTCAATAATTGGTTTTATAAATCCTTCTATCCATTCATCATATGTTTCATATTTTTTTATTGATTGTGTATCTTCATGCGAATATACCTCTAGATCAAAATAAGGAGGACTTGTCAAACACATGTCATACCTTTTATCATCTATTTCTTCTAAAACTGACTCAACACCTTTATTATAAAGTGTAACTTGATTTTCTATGCTTAATTCTTTTGTCATATTTTCTAGACCAACATATGTTTTAGTGAATGGTTCACATCCTGTGTAATGGTAATCTTTTCCTAAACAGGTCGTCCCTATCATACGACCACCCCAACCAATACACGGATCAAATACGGTCTTACAATCAAGGTCTTTTACAATTGATTTTGTCATAATAGGAGAATAGATTGTAACTGGGTTAAATTTAATAGCTCTTTTAAATTCCGAAAATTGACTATTAACAGTGCGATTAGGTTTATCAAGAGATTTAAATGCTTTTTCTATATTTTCTCGTTTCCACAATTTTACAATATTATTTCCTTTATAATCTTCCACTTCGTAAATATGAGGCATATATTTGCGAATGATTGAGTTTGACTTACTAGTTTTTTGTGCCGTAATATTATTACTATTCGCGATATCCTTTTTAAGGTGTTTATATTCTTCTTGAACATCTATCTTTTTTTCAAAGAATTTTTCTGTTTCATAAAATCCAGCATTTGTAAATTCATCAATTATTTTAGGAATCACTTCATTGTATTTATCCCTTGTAATATGGATATGTTTATGACATGCAGTAAAATTACCTTTGCTATTAATAATACCGAGTATCGTTGAATCATCTGGAGTTGGTTTCTGGTATTCATCTAGATGGAGACCACAACGTTTATTAATATATTGTTTAGAAATATTAAACATCTTATAATATGTTATAATGTGATATTTTTAAGTATCGATTCAATCAAATTTAAAAATAAAAAATAATACTTTAAAAGATACAACTATATAAATTATAAATATGGTAATGAAGGCCAAAACAATTGACGATTTCAAACGATCATATGAAATAAAAGGAGATGATTTAGACGATCAAATACAAGAATTACGAGAATATTCACAAAAAAACAATTGGTCAGAAAAGACTCTTTTAAAACGTGAAAACCTTTTACAAAAGCTCCATAGTCCATTATTTATAAAATTAAACAACTGGTTAATTTCATTCGGTTTACCGACTGAAACAAATATTACAAAAGCAAAGAAGTCTCTTGAAAGATATGTTTTTGCATCGGTAATCGATGTAAAAGAAAAAAATTATCATAATTGTAAAACGAAAAGTGGATTAATAAAATATCTTAATGATTTTCCAGAAAAAAGAGTTAATCGCGAATTAGCAAAAGATGAAGGATATAAAGTTTTTTTAGAAACTTTAAGATCATATTAATTTTATTATTTTGAATTATTTTTAATTTATGAAAGATAAATTAAATTAAACCCGGAATATTTTATTCATACATAATTCCATTTGTTTTTCTATTTTTAAAGTATTCTTATAATAATTATCTTCAAATTCTTTGATAGTTTTATCAAACTTACTTTTTCTACATAATGGACATTGATGATTGATTGAAAACCATTTATCTATACATTTTTCATGATAGATATGATCACAATTTAATGTCTTTTTATCCTTTTCAGTGATCTCTTCAAAACAGATTGAACAAGGTTCCATTTAATATTTATAAACCATAAAATACCTTAAATCAATTTTACTTTTCAAAGCTAATGATAATCAAATCTCTTAAACCCGAACCATATGGATCTTGAGGTTTGTGAGGTACATTTCCATCCATAATAACAGTCGTACCACTTTTAACTAGTAATACTTTTTTTTGATTATTCATATCTTTGTATCTAATATTACCATCGATAATCCCTTCATCAATTCTCAAGTACAATATCACTGTAATTACATTAGGATAATTATCATTTTCACAATGCCATGCAAGTCCACTCTGTACTCTTTTTGTATCGTTTACTAGTTTATATCTTATCACATCCATGTACCATTTGTTTTTTTTATGGTCAAAATTATTCATCTTAAGAAATTCAGAAGCGATATCTCTGATAAAATTAGCATGATTATTTGTATTTGTATAATCATAAAAGGTTACATTTCTTTTTTTACCCTTGTCTACAAAGAGTTGTTCCATGATAGAAGGATCAATTAAATAATCATGGTATACTTCTGTAGGATAGAAAGTATTTATCTTTTCCATTTTAAAAGGAACGTTTTTTTATTATACAATATACTTTAAATCAAATTTGAAACCATTGTTTTTGTTGTTTAATAAACAACAAAGTTAAATAACATTATGGATATTCTCCAAAATATAGATACAAATGTTTATTCAATGGTTTCATCTTCTTTTGATGAATTCATATCAACCAAAGTAAAAGAAGCTGTTGAAAAAGAAAAAGAAAAATTTTTAAATGATTTGAATATGTGTGAAGAAGAATATCCTGTATATCAACCATCTAATGAATTAACAGAAGAAAATATAAACCTACTAAAATCATCTTTAGAATTGGGGTATAAAATGGTTAATAAGGAACATCCTGACTTTCATAATATTCTTTCACATGCTAAAAGTAAACTGGGCGACGGAGAGATGTTTGATGAAAATAATTACAAAGAAGAATATGAAAAAGTATATGGTAAAATACTAACTTATTACAAAACACTAACTGAATATCCACATAAAATTATTGATGATAACGAGTTTTTAATTCATTTTCATGGTTCTAAAAAAGCCATAAGCAACCAACAAGTGCAGACATCAGATAGTTATGGTTATGGTATTACTAACAAAGGTATAATTTATCAAAATCTCAGGAAAGCATCACCATATTCATTGTTTAATTCAATGGCGAGGCGTGGACTAGTCGTTATGGGCAGAGACGGGGTAGAGGAACATCCTTGGATGACCAGTTCAAAAGAATTTACAATAGAATTGTACAAAGAAAAACTACAAAATCATGATATAACAAGACAATTCCGGAATAATATGTATCCAGATACCCGGGGTGTAGGATACAATCTAAATCAAGTGCAAGAAGTAATATTACTACCAAATGATAAGTTTAAAGAAGAAATATCCCGTAATACATGTACAACCTATTCAAAATTTCATCTATATGATATAAGTAAGTATATTAAACAAAGTGGGTCTACTAATAAATGTAATCCAGCCCGTGATTATGGTACGTCAAACAACAGTAATTGTATCGATGGGAGATATTATGAAGGAACAGGATGTAAATGTGGTCAAGTTTTAGTAAAAAATGTGAAAAAAGTTGAATATGAAGAAGAAGATCCAAGAGAAAAAAAGGTAGTAAAAAAGGTGAAAAAATCTAAAAAGAGAGTGAATGTTCCTCCTATAAAGAAAATAAAAGAAGAAACTACATATACAATAGAAGGCGATTCAAAAGAAGATGCTGTAAGGCGATATTTTGAAAATGATATATGTCCCGATTGTGGGGCAGGAGAACTATTATATTCAATAGAAGACATCGGATTTGATCCAAAAGTTATTAATAAATATCCCCTGAATAAAGAATACATTGATATTCTACATCTAATTAAACCTGGTAGTTTGGAAATTGTATTTAGTATACAAACAATCTATGCGAAATATCATCCAAGGGCGAATGAAAACTTCGTAATTGAAGAAAAAATTAAGAAGCTATCACAAATTGAAAAGGTCGTAGAAGAAAAGGTTGAAGAAGAAAGAAAAGATTTAGAAAAAGAAAAAGAAGTTTATTCTGAAAAGGTTAAACAAATTAATGAAGAAAAACTAAAAAGAATTTTCTCCATGTTTATCCTACGAAATGAAAGGAAAGAAAATATCAAAGATAAAAGTACTATTCGTGAAATGATTAAACACACAAATGAAAAATGTATAAAGAAAGAACAAAAACAAGAAATACTTTTAGAAAAACAACGTCATGATTTAAATTCTGAAAAGAGTGAATTTGAAAAAGAAAAAGATAAATTTTATGAAGAAAGAGACAATTATGAAAATACCTTGAAGAGTAAAGTGAAATCTCTTCTGGATATTGCAAATGACATTAATGAAATAAATGAGCTTCAAGATGATCAATTATGTAAATCCGAAGAACTATTCAATTTAATGAAAACACTTAATGGACTCATATAATTAATAATCATCTGAATCATCTAATGAACTAAAACTACCAAAACATTGGTTTGTATAATGGCCTTTCTTTCCACATTTGTAACAAGTAACTGTTTTTTTTGTTTTTGTAGTTTTATTTTTCGGTTGATATTTCAATGTTTTTGAATTTGTATAATATCCACCCCGTACATTTCCATAACCATGTTTTTCAATATATTCTTCTGTATATTCATGTTCAACATCATCAGAGAAGAATCCAGGTACTTCATCAATTACTTCACCACTCATTGGTTTAAACTTTTGTGTTACTTTTGAACCATTGCCTGAAAAATGTTGATCCATTCTACGATCAACATCCGTTGTTTTACCGATATATTTTTTACCATTTTGAAGATTCATTTTGTAAATAGTTGTTGGAGCATTTACATCTTTTGTATTACCATATTTAGTTTCATACATAGGAGCACTGGTTAAAGCATATGCTTCGGGGTTTCTTACCTTTTGTCCTGATTCAGTATAGTAAGTAGGCATCTTTAGTCTATTTTATTTTGAAAATAAAGTTTAAATCAAATTTGATAAAGAAATTATAATCTTTGATAAAGAAATTATAATCTTTGATAAAACAAATACACGATGGCTCCAACCGTTTACAATATCAATGGTGCACAATTCAGAAATAGAATGATAGGACTAGACTATGACTGGACACTTGTAAATCCTAAAGGAGGAGCAACTTTTCCGACTCATATCGATGATTGGGAGTGGTTTAGTTCAACTGTCCCTAGTAAATTAAAAGAGTATTATGAGGATGGATATATGTTAACAATTTTTACAAATCAATCAAAACCGTGGAAATGTGATCAAATTAAACTTGTTATGAAATCTCTAAACATCCCGATGTTTATTGTGATCGCCAGAGTGAAAACTGAATATAAACCTAATATTATCTTGTTTGATACACTTTTCCAGAATAATATCATTGATAAATCTAAATCATTCTTTATCGGAGATGCTCTCGGAAGACAAACTGATTTTGCTGATTCGGATAAAGTGTTTGCCGAAAATATAGGTATTCAATATTTCCCTCCCGAAAAAATATTTATGATAAACACGCATGAACTATACGATATATCTAGTATCAAATTAAAAGATCCACCGGAAGTAATTATCATGATGGGATATCCAGGTTCAGGTAAAACAACCGTAGCAAACGAAATATGTAATGATAAACAATATCTTCATATTAAAGGAGACGATTACAACAGTAATACACCCAAAATGTTGAAAGCTGCATCAGATTATATTCAAAGTAAAAAGTCATTTGTTTTTGATGCAACAAATAGCTCCATTAAAAAAAGGAAATTATATGTAGACTTCGCTAAAAAACATAATTACATAGTTCAATGTGTCCATGTTTCAACACCGATGGATATCTCATATAAACGTAATCTATTACGTCAAGATGAAAAGAAAATCCCAAAGATAGCATTCAGTGTATATAAAAAATATTATGAGGTACCCAATGAAATAGAAGGATTTATTTTACATACACTTTAAGTCAATTTTGATTTAGGTTCAAAAATTATAAAAAATAATTGAATAGTAAATATATATGTTATCATTTTATTTTATGAATATATTTTTAGTAACAGTTTGTTTTTTATCACCATTAACAATTTATAATTTCGATAAGAAAATAGCAGCAAATATTTATGTAAGATTAATGCATTCAACCGGATGTATTTATCATTTACTGCCTGTCTTATACAAATATCCCTTAACGATCATGGACCCATTAAAAATTACCCCGATGCCTGATTCAGCAAAAATTATTTTTGATCGGAGTATATCCTATTTTTTGTGGGATTGCATCGCTTTATTAATTGCCGATGAAAATGATAAAGGGACATATATTGCACACCATTTACTTGGTGCTTTTTCTTTATCTTTTACAAGATACTTTGAGTATGATTGGTATTTAGTATGTATAGCATTATTTCTTGGAGAAGTAACCAATCCATTGACGCAATTTTCGGAATATTTACAGTTGATCGATAGAGAAAATATAATGTTTGAAAAAAGGTATTTCCAAAGCATGGTTTTAGTAAGAGGTATTATTACACCAACCATAGGATTAATGTATACATATTATATAGTCAATTTTTTCCAGTATTTAAGAAACATGTATTTAATATCCGTATTTATCAATTACAGCTCAATGAATTTAATATTGATTGGAAGCGTAAGTTGGTTCCATAAAAAATATCTATTATTATATAAGAATAATAATGACAAAAAAATGTCTTGATTGTAAGTCTACGGTAATAGACGACCTTGAAAGTGAAATGGAAAACGAAGTACCAATGTGGTATAAAAAGGCAGGTAATTATTCTCTTTTACCAAAATTATTAAATTGTGATGATAATTTTAATCCAAATAAAAAAGATCTTGAAAAAAAGACCCCCGAAATATCAGAAATAAGAGTTGAAATACCCGTGAAAATTGATATGGACAAAGAAGATGTTCCTAAAAACGGTCAATGGATTTTTTATTGGGCATCATTATCAAATAAAGAATTAGAAATAAATGGACCTGAAGCAGCGTATGGCGATGGTTCTAATTCTGGATTAATTAAAACGAATAAAGAAGGAAATTCAAAACTTATTTTAAACTGTCCTCAACCTTATCGTGTTGATGGGATAACATATCCCCGCCATGTCCACTATACTACATTAACAGAAGATAATGTTTGGAGCTTTGACGTTAAAACAATCGTTGTATATTGTGAATTAGACAGAGAACAATTTGAAAAAACATTAAAATCAAAAGATCATATTATTATAAATGCTTTATCTGAAGAAGACCATAATAAAAAAAATATCCCCGATACATTAAATTTACCTGTGTCAAGTTTGAACCCTAATAATCGTGATGATAAAGTTTCAAACTTTATCGAACAACACATTCAAAAATATCCGGATCTTGAAGATATGGTTGAAAAAGGTAAGCTTGATATCAAGGATGTTCCGATTATTACTTACTGTGCTGGACCAAGCTGCAATGCATCTAAAAATTTAGCAAAACATATTATGAATGCTGGTTTCTCAAATGTGGTTGAGTATACGGGTGGGATAAAAGAATGGTATGATGAAAAAGATTCAGAAGATGATAAAAGTGAGGAAGATAATAGTTTTGAGGACGATAATAAATATAATCTAGACAATCCCTCCGAAACAATTGTAATTAACGGTATCAAGTATAAACATGTATTCGATGAATTAAATTATATTTATGATGAAGATGAAAATAAAGTCGGGAAATTAAAAGATGATGAAATCGTGTGGGACGATGAAAATTTAAAAACTAATAATGAAGTAATAGATACCGACGATGATACCGACGATGATACAGATGACAAAACAAAGTCTATGGTTAATAAGATAAATGGAGACGATGATACCGATGATACCGAAGATGATACCGAAGATGATACCGAAGATGATACCGAAGATGATACCGAAGATGATACCGATGATACAGGTGAAGTTAAATTAAAAGAGGATAAAAAGGGTGGAGAGAAAAAAACACTCTCATATGAAGGTATCTATCTTTGTGAAGGAGGAGGGGAAATTGTAACCCAGGCGGATTATAATGATGTTTTTAAAGGGTGGGGATTCACCTTCCTGTAAATTTAAAATTTGATAGATATAATTAACGTTTTAAAAAAAAGATATTATAAAGATGACAAAAAAAACAAAATGTTCTTTTTGCAAAAAGAAAACAGGTTTGATTAATTATAGTTGTTCATGCGGCGGTACGTTTTGTCAACAACACCGTTATACACATGCTCATGATTGTCCATGTGTCCAAGAAAAAAAAGAAAAGACAAAAGAATCTATTAAACAACAAAATCCAAAAACACAAAGTAGTAAATTGCAGAAAGTTTAACCCTTATAAATATTATTTAACTTTTTAAGAGAAGTTACAACTCTTTTATTATTCATTTCAATATCATTTGTGAGATAATCAAGGAGTCCCTCAATATTTTTTTCTGAACTAATAATGTCCAATTGATCTACATCAATTTTATCATAATACATTAGAAAGTTTTCTTTTGCTAATTCAAACGTTTCCAGATAATTATCTGGAAAATCATAAGATGTTTCATCAATAATTTTTTTTATATCTCCATATTTCTGAATTAACTTCAGTGCAGTAACATTTCCAATTTTTGGGACTTGAGGACAATAATCACACCCACACAGGATACAAAATTCAACAAACTTTTGATGGTCCAAATTAATTGTCTCTATGATTTTTTCATAATTGAAGATTGAAACAATCCCTTTACGTTTTAAACTTTTATCAATACAATTTCTAATAAGGTGTGGACACCCGTAAACAAGTGAATCCATATCTTCTGTAAGGACGTAGTCTACAAAACCGGTCCTACAAAGTTCACTCGCGTAGGCTTCTCCTTCGCCAACTTCTGGATGAATATATGATATACCCATTAGTGATAATAGTTTTTTAACATCATCAATCATTTCTCTGGTAACTCTTGTAGATGCTTTTTCTAACTTATGTTTATCTTCTTCTGACATACACTTATTTTTTAATTGTTCTTTTGCTTTCTTTGCTTTTTCTTTCCTTTCCTGAATACAAATATTTTTATTTTCAGGTGGTTTTCCATCGAAGATAAAAACAAGTTCAATGTTAAGAGTAATATAATTTAATATTTTATAAAATAATCCTGTAATATGGTTTGTAATCTTCCCATCTTTATTATGGAAGAATTGTTTTGGATTACTTAATAATTGCTGATAAATAATAAGGCTTGCATCAACCGCCACACGTTTGCCTGATAACTTATACAGATTTTCATTTGTAATTGAATCTGGTGCATATTTTTTAACCGTTTGTGTAAGTGATTTAATACCCATGATGGTTTATTATTAATATTATTATTAACACATATTCAAATTTTGTTTTTAAATATCCTTTATAAGTAAGCGTTTTAAGATAATTCTAGATTCAAGAAATTGTACTTCTGATAAATGGAGGAACCATAAATATTCTGTTCTTTTTAGTAATATATCATATGGAAATGAAACAATCATTAATTTATCTTTATTTAAAAAGTCTATATCAGATGTTCCTAAATAATCATTAATACGAAGTAATTGAAGATGAGAATTATGTGAACCGTCATATTCTGTGCCATAATGAAATTGGGTTGGTTTCAAAGAACTTAGTACGGATGATAAAATATCTGCCGAAGATGATGTAGTTATATTGTGATGATATTTATTTTTTTTTAACATCTGAAGTAATCGTAAATATTCTGTGATTGTTTTCGAACCTTTTTGGGAACCAATTACATATGAATTTGGTAGATAAATATGATTTTGTGATTGTAATATATCTTGATTTCCGCCAAATGTTACTACTTCATATTTATGGAGGAATCTCAATGATTCGCTTAAATCATACACAATTGTTCCAGGTGATACACATATCCCCCCATACATTTTCAATATAGATGCAAAGAGAATATCAATCCTTAATTTAATGGGGATAATTGAATCTTTATGCATTTCTATATCAAACTCTGGTAAGTATTCTTTTATATTGAGAGGTGTCAAGACAATTAAATTGGGTACATTTTCTTTCATTTTTTGAATGCATTTTTTGAAGTAAATAGGTATGTTATATTTTGTATATGACAATTGTATGTTTCTGCTATCATTTGGTATTTCTACATACGTCCACACATTATATGTTTTCAAAGGATTTATTTCTTGAATATTTTTTAATATAGTTTTATATAATTTGTTTTTATCTTCAATTTTTTTTTCTTGTGTGCTCAATACTTTTTTAACTTCTCCTGTATTTTCTAATATATTGACTTGGTCAACACTTGGTTTTACGATATCTTTTTTATCAACTATATAGAGTAATACAAAAATACCAATAATTAAATAGACAAGACTATTCGTATCCATAATATATTATATAATATATAATAAATAATATAATATAATATAATTAAAAAGTTTATTAAGATGGTTTATCTATAAGATGAGTTATGTATAAAATATTAATTTATTTTTAAGGATATAGATGAATTTATCTACAATTACAAATAATGTTTTGTTAAATTTAAAAGAAGAAATGAAAAAAGAAGAAAATATCATCGTTTTAAAAAATGATTTATTAAAACCATTAATTCAATATATTATGGACGAAATATACCCTTACATATTCAAATGTATTTTAATAATCATGTTAATTATTTTCTTTTTAATGATTATGATTTTCTTAAATATGAGAATCATGTTGAAGTGAATTTAGTAATATTCCATAGTCCTTTCATCATCAAAATATCCTGCATGGATACCTTTTTTCGCATCTTCTATTTTGAGATAACTAATTGCTGGATAATAAAAATATTGAATCATCCCTGATTTTTGTAGTTTAACCATCTCACTATCAAGAGCTCTAATCTTTTTCTTTGATTCAATTTTATTTAATAATGAATTTATTGTTTCCCAAGTTGGAAAATAATATCCATGACCACCCAGTATTCTATATTTGGATGGATCTATTTTATTAAATGTGTTTTTTTTGAATGTTTTCCTTAGAGAATCGATCTTATTGTACCAATTTTTATTTTTAAAAGTATCTGGTGGATGGAGTGTCCCTCCAAAATAAATAATGCTCGATTGATATTTATGAATAGACTTCATTGCTTTTTTTAATCTCGTAAAATTTATTTGAGCATCGTCTTCAATAATTAAAACCCCGTTTGTAGGAAATGTTTTTTTAGAACTGTGGACTTTTTTTATTGCGCCTAAATGCGATGTTAAAATACCCGCAGTACATTTTTTCTTTTTTTCTCCTGCATTCCACATTATTTGAAGTTTATCTTTGTTTTGTTTGAATTGTGATTTATATTTTGTCTGGGGATCAACACCTAGACATGCGGAATATCGTTCAATTAATCCTTTTTTATAATCATCTTTATACTTGCTCCATTTTGTTTTATCTTTTTTAAGATTAATAACATATATTTTGGGGATACCTGATTTTTTATCATTTTCTCTCCGTAATGAGGCACTAACCAATAAACGACGTTTTGAAGATAATATATTAGTCCGTGATTTACGCCTTTTAGTAGGCAGTCTTTTAGTAGAACGTCTTTTAGTTTTATGACGGACTTTAACCATTATATAATATTACAATATAATATTATATAAAACTATATTATAATGGGAAATAATAAAATAATAAAATAATATTACAATATTATATAAAATGAGCAATAAAATAGAAGATATACATAAACAATTTAAACCAAATCGCTCTCCAAAACGTGTCTTTCAAATGGGTGCATTTGGTGGAACCTATTTTCGTCCTATTTATTCGTCTGTAAATAACAAAGAATATAAATCTGGGAATGTTATCAGAGAATTTAAAGGTTGGTTTAAAGGTATTGATATTGAAAAAAAAATAATATCTGAAAAGTATGATAAAAACGTGAATAAATATGGTGTTAAGTGTGGTAGCTCACTTGAAGATTGGGAAGAAAGCGGTTGGATTGTTGAACAAGACCCATATGGTTGGTTTCAATGGTATTGTAGATATTATAAAGGGCGACGGACAAAGGATGATGAAAGACAAATAAAACGATGGTTAGCTCTTACCGGGCCAAATGGACGTTTTAGAAGAAGATTAATGAATGAAATTATAAAAAAAAAGAAAACATACGATGATGTAACTGTGAGTCCAGTTATAAGACAGGTTTTACTGCACTGGGGTTACGAATTAACTAAAAAAGATCTTGATGAATATCGTAAAAATAAGTAGGTATACCTTAAAAGTCTGTCTTTGGACGAGACGTAATCCAATGTTTCACTTTTTCGTTTTCTCCTACACTGTTGATAATCGCACGTATCTTTGGTGCAACAAGCGTGGCATTGTATGATGCTTCCTTATTATCAAAAAATTCGGTAATAAATGTAAATAATACGACGTCTGCGAGAGAAAGAGAATTACCAACACTAAAACCCGCTTCACCCACAATTTGATGTTCAAGAAGAGTGAGACGTTCAACAAGTGTTTTTGTAAACCATTCATTCATACCATCATCCCGTTCTTCAGATGGGAGAGAACGAACTTTTTGATACATATCCTTAAAATCTCGGACAGATTCGCAAATTGCATCAATTTGTGCCGATTCTACATCAGTCTGTCCCATCATATTAAAACGCCGTGCAAGGAAACGTTCAATGCTCTTTGATTGGGGGATCGTAACACCGTCGACATCCAAAACAGGAACCTTATTAAGGGATTTTAAGAGTTTTCCAGATTGTTTATCAGTATCAAATTCTTCTTTCTTCATCTCGTGTTTAGACATATCAATTACTTCGAGTGGATAACGGAAGTCTTCATATTCTTGTTCAGCGATTGCAAGAATAAATCGCGAAGTTTCGGCGAGTCCTCGGACATCAAAGTAGGATAGTTTCATGGGCATTTTATTATAAATACTATTTTGATTTATTTTTTAAATATATTATTCACCAATATTTTTGAGAATTCAAAATCATAGTATTTACTGAATTTTTCGAATATTTTTTGATTAATCGAATATCTTTTAATAAATGCTTCTAATACATCAAATGAAACGTTTTTATGATTGTAATTATGTGCCAAATTATATAAAATAGAAAAACGAACACTATTCATCCCATAATAGAATAACAATTTATTATTATATGTGTATATTATTGACCGACTTAAATATTTATTGTATTTTTTTTCTTTTGTTTTGATACCGTGTTTTGACAGTAACATTACGGGGGTTAATACAGAATATGTGATAATATGGTTTATGATATCCCATTCATTATACATCTTTAATTTTGTATATAGAAAATCACCAATACACGAAGAATTAAAAATAGATAATAAGATATTTATTTTTTTATCATATGATAATTTTTTATGATTAAATAACCAATGTGGTATGTTTTCCAGAATATTTAAATTTAAGATAGAATAATCACAAATTGCATCTCTATATATATTTACAAAGGAAGAGTCATTGATTACTTTTTCAAGTATTTCAAACGTGTCATCATATTTTCTATCATATTGAATTACGGTATCGATATTATCTCCGAATAGTTCTATATTTATTTTGATATTATGAAAATTAAATGAAGATTTTTTGATTAATTCTTTGACATCTATTTTTTGAATCGGATAATATGTTTTCACAATCATTTCCATTTGTTTCAAATTAAATGTGATATTAATAGGGAAACATTTCTTATAGATGGTTTGTACTGATTTATGATTAATCGTTTGAAAAATGTAGATTATACGATATGGTATTTTTTTTTTAGAAAAATCTACGATTTGTTTAAAAAGAGTTTTATCATTGGATTGAATGTGTTTTAAATCATCAAAAATAAGAACTTTTTCACGAATATTTTTATCAAACATCATTGTTATGCTTTTTTTGTAGAGAGACATCTCTACAAACTCATTAAGATTATTTTTTTTCTTGCAAAAATCAATGTCAATCTTTATAGGTATAAATCCAGACGTGATATGTTCTACTAATTTAGTTTTCCCTATACCGGCATTACCATAAATTATGAGCGGTTTTTCTTTATATGTGCAATCTTTCCATTTTTTAATGAAATTTTTTTTATTTATAATCCCGAGAATATAATCTCCGTAATTATCCATAGACATTTATTCATATTTTTTCTTAAATAAATTACTTAAAATATTATTAATTAATATTAATATATATTTAGAATGGTTGCGATTGGAATTGATTTGGGAACAACATACAGCTGTGTAGGATGGTGGAAAGATAATCGTTGTGAAATTATAGCAAATGATCAAGGTAATAGGACAACTCCGTCATATGTATCTTTTAAAGATGACGAAAGAGTTATTGGAGATGGGGCGAAGAATCAGGCCTCAATGAATCCCGAAAATACAGTCTTTGATGCCAAAAGATTAATTGGAAGAGATTTTGATGATAAAACACTCCAGAGTGATCTTAAACATTTCCCGTTTGATGTCATTGAAAAAGATAAGAAACCAGTTATCAAAGTCCTTTACAAAAATGAAGAAAAAACCTATCACCCCGAGGAAATTTCTGCTATGATTCTAACCAAAATGAAAGAAATTGCAGAATCTTATATCGGCGAAACAGTTACAGACGCTGTAATTACTGTCCCCGCCTACTTCAATGATTCACAGAGGCAGGCAACCAAGGACGCAGGGTCAATTTCGGGTCTAAATGTTCTTCGTATTATTAATGAGCCAACCGCCGCAGCAATTGCGTACGGTCTCGATAATAAGTCCGACGGAGAAAAAAACGTCCTTATCTTTGATCTAGGCGGAGGAACCTTTGATGTATCTTTATTAAATATTGATGATGGTATTTTTGAAGTAAAAGCGACCGCTGGAGACACCCATTTAGGTGGAGAAGACTTTGATAATATTCTTGTAAAGCATTTTACAGATGAATTTAAAAGGAAACATAAGTTGGATATTAGTGAAAACAAACGTTCTTTGAGACGTCTAAGGACCGCATGTGAAAAAGCGAAACGAACTCTCTCTAGTAGCGCAACAGCATCTTTAGAAATTGATTCATTATATGAAGGTGTTGATTTCTTTACGAGTATCACCCGAGCAAAGTTTGAAATGCTCTGTATGAATTGTTTTCAAAAATGCATGGAACCGGTGCAGAAGGTCCTTCGTGATTCAGGTGTTTCAAAAAGTAGTGTTGATGAGATTGTTCTTGTTGGTGGATCGACCAGAATCCCGAAAATCCAAGAACTATTGACAAACTTTTTTAATGGAAAAGAATTGAGTAAAAGTATTAATCCTGACGAAGCCGTTGCTTATGGGGCGAGCGTTCAAGCTGCAATTCTTTCAAAATCGACTTCGGGAGATGAAAAAGCAGACGAAATCTTACTACTAGATGTTGCACCTTTATCTCTTGGAATTGAAACGGCTGGGGGCGTGATGACAAAGATTATTGAACGAAATACAACCATCCCCACAAAGAAATCACAAACATTTTCAACCTATCAAGATAATCAACCGGCTGTCTCAATTCATGTTTTTGAAGGCGAAAGGACGATGACGAAAGATAATAATAGTTTGGGTAATTTTGAATTGGGTGGGATCCCACCCGCTCCCAGAGGGACACCACAGATAGAAGTTACATTTGATATCGATGCAAATGGTATTATGAATATTGAAGCAAAGGATAAAGGATCCGGTAATACCAAAAATTTAACAATTACAAATGATAAAGGAAGATTGTCAGCCGAAGATATCGAACGAATGGTCAAAGAAGCAGAACAATTTAAACAAGAAGATATGGAACAACAAGAATGCATTGAATCAAAAAATGAATTTGAGAATATTCTATTTCAAACAAAAACAACGATTGAGAATCCACAAGTTCAGGAAAAAATTACAGAAGAAGAAAAAAATGAATTGTTGGAGTGCATTAAAGAAAATGAAACATGGTTGCAAAATCCATCTCTTAAAAAAGATGATTTAGAATCAAAGAAAAATGAATTTAATACAGTTGTTCAACCGATTATGTCAAAATTATACCCCGATGCCAAAGAGAATAATATGGGCGGTATGGGTGGTATGCCTGGTATGGGTGGTATGGGTGGTATGCCTGATATGAGTGGTATGCCTGGTATGGGTGGTATGGGTGGTATGCCTGATATGAGTGGTATGGGTGGTATGCCTGATATGAGTGGTATGGGTGGTATGGATA